TTTAAGAATTCAAGTAGTTTATTTATACACATAATATATCTTTTTTTTCTTGCGTCAAAATCAATAACACCACCTCTTTTGTTATGAATACATGCTGTTATTATTATATATATCATAATAATAACAATATATTATTAATTATATAATTTAACATACAATTAAATTTTGTTTTCTAGCGTTCTAGCAAAATTCGCGAAAAAACATTAATATAATTGATTCAACAATTATTAATGTTAATAAAAAAAATTCCATCAAAAAAAATGATTTATGCTAGAACGCTAGAAAATCTCTTAAAATTACAATAACCATGATTTACTTTCTTTCATAGTTTTCTCCTTAGTGTCACCTATTATATAATTAAAATGAAGTAAGAATTTTTTGTCCCATTCCTTTGGAATTTTTCGACTTTTAACAACAAAGAATGTGGGAAACAAATTACTGGGAAGTAATTTCATTTTAACAAATGAATTATGTTCGTTACGTAATCGTCTTAAATATATTTGGTCATCAAAAAACCCTTTTCTTTTACTTGTGGCTAACATTTCTTTATAATAAGAATCATTCGTATTGATATCATATATTTTAAGAGTTTCCTCATTTTTCTTAATAAACATAAATCCAGCACAACAAACAGGTTTTCCATCACCCATAGAAACACATCCCTCCATTTTATCATTTTGACAGAGTATATTATTATCACCAATATTTTCTAATAAATATTCAAAAAAACCAGAATTATAATAAAAAATATCACCATCTGTAAATAAGACATAAGAATTTTTTTTCAGACATTCATGAATAACCATTAATTTCAACTTCATGGTATTACCAAAGTCTTCTTTACCAAATTCAATCATTTTATTGTGCTGACTAGTAACAATAGTTTGATGGAAATAATGAGTATTATCATGTTCCTTTTTAATTAAATCGTAACTTTTTTTATCTGTGCAGTAAACTTCAAGTTTATCTTTAAGACCTAATTTTTCTAGAGATTTGAGACAATTCAATGTATAATTAGCATAACCAGTATTTGTTAAAGTACAAAATGTTATATTTTCCATAATTACATTGTATCGATATAATTATTTTAATTATTAATCACAATAATTATATTAAACACTTTGAATATATAAATGTAATGGCTGAATTTTTGGATTCTAATATGATAACAAATAATACGCTGGTTAACATAAATAGAAAAGAAAAATATAAAATGACTTTTGAAGAGTGGATGAAATTTGAAGTGCCTATAAATGATATGATTTTTAATTGCAGTGGTAGTGGAAAAGTTGATATGGGTATATATAAATGGCCAAGATTTGGAGATCCTATTATAAACGAACCGATAGGAGTAAGTATATCAATTACACCAGAAATATTGCACAATTGTTTTAAAATGATTAAAAACGAAAATGAAAATAAGATTTTAAATACAAAGTTATATAGCTGTGCTTTTAAAAATCAAAATGATAACAGCAGACGAGGTAAGAATAAAGTGAACCGAAAAACTATACATGATATATTAAAAAACAATAATATGTCAAATAAATTACTTCCACCGGATGATTTTATAAAAGATATAATAAAAAGTAAGTTTGTTATTTGTCCAGAAGGAAACGGTATAGATACCCATCGTGCTTGGGAATCATTTTATTTTAAATCAATACCTGTTATTGAAGATAATGAAAAAATAAAATTTAAATATCAAGATTTACCTGTTATTTTTACGAATGATTATAGTGATATAACAGAAGAATATCTTTTGAAAAAATACGAAGAAATAAAAACACAAGTATTTGATTTTAGTCCCCTTTTTGTATCTAATTATAGCGAAGATGCGTTTTCACATATGCATCGACGGTCAAATCACTACGGTATGAAATATCAGAAAATGGAATGGTATCCATTTGATTACTCAAGAATAAAAGAATATAATTCAATTTATGATGATATTTGTATGATTACTATAACAAATAGTGCTTATAAGAATTTAACTAAAAATATGCTTGAATCATTAAAAAGACTTAATATGAAAATAAATATGGAAGTTTTTACATTAGATGATGGATGTTACCAAGATTTTATTGATTTAGGATATAAGACAACAAGTTTGGGTACAGATCTTTCTATGGCTTCTAAGTGGAAAGACCATAATTGGACAAATATAACTCTTTCAAAATTAAAGGTTATTAGTTCTGTTTTAGAACGTTACAAATATACATTTTTAATTGATGGTGATATTGTTTTTGATAGAGGTGATTTTTTACCGTATGTTTATAATGAAATGTTAAAAGATGAAAAGCTAGATTTAGTATCTCAAACTGAGTATTATATTGATAAAAAGAGTTTGTGTTCTGGGTTTATGTTAATAAGAAGTAATGAAAAAACCAGACATTTTTTTCATCCAGATAGATACAATAGTAAGTATAACAATGATCAAGATTATTTGAATGAAAATAGAGATAAGTTAAATTTCATAAGACTTCCTCTTCATTTGTTTCCAAATGGAAAATATTTCTATGATAAAAAACCAGAACATCCAATAATTGTTCATTTTAATTTTGTCTCTGGTATACCAGAAAAAGAAAAAAAAATAAAAAAATATAACAGATGGTTTTTAAAGTAATTTAAAATAGATATATATTATATGGATAGTGTTAAAGATATAATATATGATGGTGGAAAATATAAAAAAACAAGAAAAAACAAGAAAAATAATACCAAAACAAAAAAAAATAAAAGACAACTTATTTCCATAAAAAACGATATGTATACACATTTTAATGGTAAATGGATATCTAATACAAGAATACCAAAATCCCAAATAACTATAGATATGTATTCAAAATTATGGAGAAAGAATAAAAATATTATTCACGATATGATTAAAGTATCTATGAAATCATCATCAAAATCAGGAAGAGAAATGAAGAATATTTATAATGCTTATTTACATACACCGAGTGATAAAATAAAGAGTCACATGAAAGAAAAATATAACAAACTGTGTTATATACTGTCATCGAGTGATAATATAATTGAATTATATGACTTTTGTGTACTTAATGGAGTTTCTATCCCGTTCTCATGGGATATTGGTCAGGATTGTAGGGAAAGATATTCTTATGCTTTTTATTTAAATGATTCTGGTATATATTTACCAAATAAAGAATATTATTTATTACCAAGATATAAAAAAATCATATATAAATATAAATGTTTTTTAAAAAAAATGTTTAAGATAGTGTTTGGAGATAACAATCAATATAATATAGATAGTATAATAGAAATAGAAACACATATATCAAGAATAATACCAAGTGAATGGGAAAAACAAAATTCTGATAAAAATTACAATAAAATATCATCCCAGGAAATTTCACATATGGGTTTAAATTGGATTAAATTTTCAAAGTTATTTGGGTTTAAAATCGTTCCAGAAAAAATAATATTGAATAATAAGAAATATTTCAATAATATATTTCCTTATCTAAATAAAAACTGGAATAAAGATAGTATGAGAGCATATTGGGTTTATAATTTATTAATGTCATTTTCTTCATATAATAAAGATTTACGAAATTTATGTTTTAACTTTTTTGGTAAAATTATAGATGGTAGAAATAATCCTGTTCCTGAATACGAAAAAGCAAATTTAACTGTTTGTAATTATATGAATACATATGTATCTCAAGAATATCTAAAACAATATTGTAAAAAAGAAAACATATCATATATAGAAGAACTAAGTGAAATAATACGAATAAAATTTAAAAAAAGGTTGATAAATAATAGTTGGCTTTCTAAAAAAACAAAAGAAAAGGCTATTTTAAAATTAAAGAATATGAAATTTTACATAGGAAAAAAAGAAGGATTTATAGAAGACCCCCATGAAAATTTTGATTCGACAGATGCATATAAAAATAATTTGATATTTTTAAAGTGGGAAATTACAAAACTGGTAGAACTATATTTTAAAAAATACAATCCTTCTTTATGGGACCGTTTTGAAGGTGGAGATATATTTACTGTAAATGCATATTATAATCCTATAAATAATGAGACTATAATACCATGTGGTATTTTACAAAAACCGTTCGTTGATAAAGACAAGGGGATAGAACATGCGTTAGGGTTTTTAGGTAGTACAATTGGTCACGAAATAACACATGGGTTTGACGACGATGGTTGTAAATATGACGATAGAGGTAATTTTATTAATTGGTGGTCTAAAGATGATATTATAAATTACAAAAAAAAACAATTAAAAATAATGAGTTTGTATAAAAATATAACTCAAGCGGATGGATATAATATTGATATAAGATTAAGTTTGGGTGAAAATATTGCGGATATTGGTGGTCTTATGATAAGTGAAGAAATTTTAGAAGACATTTATGAAAAGAATGGTATTGATGATAATGAAAAAAACAAGAGATTTAAAAAGTTCTATAAATATTATGCGAATGAATGGCGTGAAAAATCAACACCACAAAATATGTATAATCAAATGAAAACAAATGAACATTTGATATCAAAATACAGATGTAATGGTGCGTTAATGAATAGCATAAGATTTCAAAAAACGTATGATATAAAAAAAGACGATAAGATGTTTAATAAAAATATAACCGAAATATGGTAAATTTAATATTTATATAACATATAAGATATGGCAAATAATGTTACGTTGGATGCTCTTATAGGTGGGTTAATAACAGGTGGATTTTCATATATGACATCAAGATATTATGAGTCGATAAACTATGTAAAAATAATAGCATTTATTTATGCTGCTCCGTGTTTATATTTTTATATGTTATATGTTTTATCAAAAGATAGTAAAACAGCTATGAATGATTTTACGGTTCATGCTTTATTAGGAAGTATTACTACGATTATTCTTATGATATTAACATTATTATTCAGAAGTAGAGAAAGAGTTGACCTTATAATAGGAAATTTAATAGGTCTTATTATTATTTTATTTATTTATTTTTATTATGAAGTATATAAGTTAATTTAAAGAATATATTGTAGTAATAATTATCAATGGATGACGATAGTGATTATACATCAGGAACACCAACCAATAGTAGTTCTACATCAGGAACACCAACTACGAAAAGTAATATTTATCTTGATATAGAAGATAATGATAATGTGATAACGATGGTCGATGAAAATAATAATTCAGACAATTTAGATAATGAAGAAAATGACAATAGGTCGATAAATTCATATGGAAATATAAATGAAGAAAATGAAGTTTTAAAGGTAAAAAAAGTAAAACATTATAAACTAAAAAAATTTAAGAATCATCTTGATTATTGTAAAACAACACGGAATGTTAATCTTTTAAAATATCACGACCTTGCGTTTATAATAAATATCATACAAATAAGTGTTATTATTGTATCAACATGTATAACATTTTTCGAAACTATTAGACAAGATATTAATATAAATGAAGATAAACAACGAGTGTTATCTGTTGTTTTATCAACATATATTGCGCTTATTGTTGCTATATCAAGATTTTTAAAATTTGATGAAAAAAAGGAACAATTTAGTAAGCTTATAGAGAAATGGAATCAAACAATAAATAAAATGAGAATGATGCAATATGAGGTAGAATCTTTAGATAGTTATCATTTAAACCCATCTGATATGAAACGAAATATTCATAAAATATTAAATCCTCAATATAGAGAAGATATATCTATTGTTGATAATGAAACAGATAATTTATTAAATATGAAAGAAAAGACTCATTATAAAAATCTTCTTATGAATATGAGACTTGATGATCAAATACTTGATAGACATGATACTTTATTTTATATATATAAACGACTTGAGAATGTAGTAGGATTTAATTTTAATATAGATAAATATAGACGAAATTATTTCCCGTGTTTATCAACAGGATGTTATGTATCAAACTATGATGCTTTTTTTGGAGATATGGAGAATATCTGTAAAAAATGCGCCGAAGAACCATACACAAAAAAAATGTCAAAAAAAAATAATCTTTATAATAAAAAATCGAATGATATTAGTTCAGATGATGGATTTGAGTATGATAATGTTGACGATTGTGTAAAAGATGCTTATTGTTCAAGAAGTAAATATCATCTTGTATAAATAATATGATTATAATATGTTTGTCATCTTATTTGGCCACTTTCCATGTATTTCTCGATATCTTAAATTTATTAAGTTACCCTTATTCATAATCATTTGTTTATATAATTTTTTCCATTTTCTCTGTATTAATTTAATGTAATGAGTTTTAATAATTGATGTAGTTACATATCTTTCATTTTCATCGATTGTAGAATCTATTAATTTAATTTTATTTTTTTTTACAATTTCTATGCATGTC